TGATACCATCAAATGGGCTGAGTCTAAATTGAAGAACCCGAAGCGTTCTACTCTCAAGCCCGAACCTTGGGAAGAAGTCACCGAAGGTAGTTACAAGGTGAAGTTCTCCTGGAATGAGGAAACTAAACCTGTGATTGTCGATACTGAGGGTACTCACATCACTGATGAGAACCTGCCTATCTACTCAGGTGCAAAGGTCAAGCTAGCCTTCTATCAAAAGCCTTACATCCTTCGGGATGGTGTCACCTACGGTACAAGCCTCAAGCTTGTCGGTGTACAAGTTGTGAGTATTAACTCTGAGGCTGGTGTCGATAGTGGTGACTTGTCTGCTGATGATGTAGCGAACCTGTTTGGTAAGACCAAAGGCTATAAAGCCAGCGAGCCAAACGTGATCGCGAATATCCCCGAATCCGTAATGCCTGGTGATGATGACTTCTGATTCCACCTATGGCACTGTTGAGTGCTACGCTGAAATGTTTAGCGACATCCTTGCCGATGTTGAACTAGAGGGTCCATACAAAGACAGTATGGACAACATTATTCAGGGCTTCTACAGAGCCATTGATGATTGGCTTGAATATCACCAGAACCAATCTGAAGCGTACAAGCAGATGAAGGCGAGGGTAAAGGCAGCACTCGATGACTAAATTCCGCTCAGGTTTGGAGGAGCGGATCGCTGATCTCTTCTCCAACCTGGGGGTGATTTATGAATACGAACCAATCAAGATTGCTTACACCCTTCAATGTAATTACACTCCTGATTTCGTACTCCCTAATGGTGTCCACATTGAAGCCAAAGGCTTGTGGGAATCATCTGATCGCCGAAAGATCTTACAAGTAAAGAAAGACAATCCCGATTTGGATCTACGGATGGTCTTTCAAGCCCCCTACAACAAAATCTACAAAGGATCCAAAACCACCTATGCGGCATTCTGCGAGAAGCATGGCATCCCATGGGCTTCATTCCACTCCATCCCAATTGAATGGCTGACGTAACTACTAGCAAGTTCCCTGCTGAAACCTATCAACATTTATTTGCTGATCTTCTGTGCGACATCATCGAAGATGATTCAGACAATGAAGAAGCAATCTTCACTGGCCTATTGATGGCTATTGAGAATGAGCTTATCTACCACGTCAATGTTGCAAAGAAACTTGAGCGAGTCCGACAGCGAGTTCTTAAGACACAGCCCTTGCCCGAAGTGCGGGAGCAGTGATGCTAACTCCATCTATTCCGATGGGCATCAGTTCTGTTTTTCTTGCAACACCTACACACCAGCTGAAGGTAGTTCCGTACGCTCCACCACCATGTCCAGTCAAAGGATTCTACTTGAGGGTTTTCCCGTCAGACTTAACAAACGAGGACTCTATGAGGCTACCTGCCAGAAATACCGAATCCACAAGGATTCCGACAGGCTGCGGTTCTATTACCACAGTGCAGATGGTGAAGTAATTGGTTGTAAGACCAAGACAAAGGACAAAACCTTCAGGTACGAAGGTGAAACAGATGGCACGTTCTTCGGGCAACATCTTTGGCCATCATCTGGAAAGATGGTTGTCATTACTGAAGGAGAACTTGATTGTGCCAGTGTCTTTCAGGTCCTGAGGACGTGGCCTGTTGTATCACTACCTAGTGGTGCAGCAGGTGCGAAGAAGAGCATCAAGAAGAATCTTGAGTGGCTCCAAGGATATGAAAAGGTTGTATTGCTATTTGATGACGATGAGGCGGGCAGATCTGCGGCGAAAGAGGCTGCGTCAATTCTCCCACCAGGCCAGGTATTCATCAATTTCGTTGATGGGTACAAGGATGCGTCAGAAGCGCTGCAAAAGAATGATCTTGAATCTATTCAAAGAGCTGTCTGGGACGCAAAAGCCTATAGACCTGATGGCATCATCGATGGCCGCAATCTACTGGAGCTTGTAACTACACCTAACCCACCCAATGACTATGACTACCCCTACAACGGCCTCAACAACCTACTGTGCGGCATCCGATATGGAGAACTTGTCACAATTACTGCAGGAACTGGTATCGGCAAGTCCAGCTTCTGCAGGGAGCTTGCGACTCACTTATTACAAAATGGAGGACGGGTTGGTTATCTGGCTCTTGAAGAATCAAACCGACGTACTGCTCTGGGCTTGATGTCCAGTGCTCTGGGCAAACCATTTCACATTGGAGAACATGAACGAGCTGATCTCACCCAAGCGTATCAGGACACTCTTGCTAATTGGAACCTGTTTCTTTATGACGGCTTTGGGTCTTTTGATCCTGATGTCATCTACAACCGAATTGAGTACCTGGCTACTGGACTCGACTGCAGGATCATATTTCTAGATCACCTTTCCATTCTGTTGTCTGGATTGGATGGTGACGAGAGGCGAATGATTGATCAAACAATGACACGTCTCCGCTCACTTGTTGAACGTACAGGTATCACCCTGTTCCTTGTTAGTCACTTACGCCGTACACAATCAGATCAGAACCATGAAGAAGGAGCAAGAGTTACCCTTGGTCAATTACGTGGCTCCGCTGCAATCTCTCAGCTCTCAGATAGCGTCATCGCCCTTGAACGGAATCAGCAAGATGGATCTGGAAACTCTGCTACTACAGTGCGAGTCCTTAAGAACCGTCATTCTGGCGAGACTGGTGTCGGATGCACTCTGAAATACAACCTAGATACTTGTAAATTTGAAGAACATGAAGCTGAACCCGATTTCGATGCGACAACCGATTTCTAGCACTGAACTAGATCTCCGTCGCCCTAAACCACCCACTCAAGATATGGTTGAGCGGGCAAAGTTTAAGGATAAAACTTATAAATGGCACGCTAAGTGAATTTAGTTTTTGACTTAGAAACGAACGGACTTCTCTTTGATCTTACCAAAATCCACTGTTTATGCATCCATGATCTCAATGCCAAATCCACTCAAATCTTCAACGATGAGGGAGGAGACAAAGAACCAATCAGTCGTGGAATCACGTATCTCCAGGATGCAGATCACATTATTGGTCATAATGTTATTGGCTTTGACTGCCCCGCAATTAGCAAACTCTACGGCTTCTTTGATCGTCGTGCTGGTGTCATTGACACTCTTCTACTTAGTAGGCTTTTTCATGCGGACATTCTTTCTGTAGATCAACGGAGGAAGTGGAAACATATGCCGCTACAGCTCTATGGGCGGCACAGCTTGGAAGCCTATGGGCACAGGCTTAATTGTTACAAGGGAGAGTTCGGTAAGACTGCCGACTGGTCCCAATGGTCTCCAGAGATGGAAGCCTACATGGAGCAGGATGTTGTTGTTACCACCAAACTTTGGCATCATTTCCAAAAATACCTGACTGGGTAGCTTTAGAGCACCAAGTCGCACAAATACTTACTCAACAAGAATTACATGGATGGTACTTTGATGAGACATCTGCATGGAAACTTGCATCGTCTCTCGGAAGAGAACTTCATGACCTTGGTGAAGTATTACGGGGGATGCACCCTTACGTTGAAGGAGCAGAGTTCACTCCTAAGAGACCTAACAAAACACAGGGCTACATAACTGGAGCCACATTCACCCGTCTCAAAGAACTCAATCCAACCTCTAGAGATCACATCTCATGGATCCTCAAGACTCACTACGGATGGGAGCCCAAGCAATTAACTGCAACGGGCAAGCCCATGATCGACGAAGTTGTTCTAACAGAGATCGGAACACCAATTGCAAAGAAGTTTGCAAGGTGTCTCGATATTACAAAGAAGTTGGGGATGATCTCAGAAGGCGTGAACGCTTGGCTGAAATTATCTACGACTGCTAATAGGATCCACCACCATTGTTCAGTGGCTACAAACACGCATAGATGCGCTCACAGGAAGCCAAATCTGGGGCAAGTACCCAGTGATTCAGAATACAGAAGATTATTTACTGCCAGTCCGAACATGGTGCTTGTCGGGGCTGATCTTAGTGGCATTGAGTTGCGGATGCTTGCTCACTATTTGGCCCGTTACGACGGAGGCAGATACGGCGACATCCTCCTCAATGGAGACATTCACCAGGTCAATGCCGACAAGATTGGCATCAGTAGAAGAGAAGTTAAAACCGTAACTTATGCCTTCCTCTATGGGGCAGGCAACGAAAAAATTGGCACTTCTTATGATTCATCTCTCAGCAGTTCTGCAGCTAAATCCAAAGGCAAAGAGATTCGTGAAGCGTTTGTTGATGCAATTGACGGACTTGGCACTCTTCTTGATGCGATTAAACATAAGGCTGAGTGTGGCAGTGTGCGGCTGGTTGATGGACGTTCAATTGCGGTTGAGTCACCTCACAAAGCGCTCAACTACCTCCTGCAGGGATCTGCTGGTGTGATCGCGAAAAGATGGATGGCAATAAACCAAGACACTATTAAGTCAACTGGCATTGAAGCTCACCAATTGGCATTCATACATGACGAGCTTCAGTTTGAAACCACCCCTTTACACGTTAATGACTTACGAACATCCCTGGTATACAGCGCAGCAGCAGCAGGGGAGTACTACAACCTCCGATGTCCCATTGCCGCAGAAGCAACAGAAGGAGCAACCTGGGCAGACACTCACTGATAAGACTCGCAATAACAATCTAAAGGGTGATTATTATGAGCACTATGTGATGCTCAAGTGCTGGGAGAAGGGAGCAGAGGTATTCAAGAATGCCAGCTGCCAGGGTAAGACTGATCTGATCCTCAAATACCAAGGCAAGGTACTTGAAGTTGATGTGAAGCCCCGTACTCACATGAATGGTGCTGACTACAAGGTCAAAGTTCCCATCATTGTTGTACACCCCGAAACCAAGCACATCAAATGGTTCCGAGCACCTGAAGGTTGGGAGGATTTCTGGAAATGAGCCTACTAATTGACGCTGACTTCATTGTCTACAAATGCTGTGCATCCTGTGAGGATGAGATCGACTGGGGTGACGATGTTATTGTTGTCACTAGCAAGTTCTCCGAAGCTTATGACATGGTGCTTCGTGAGTTGTATTCTATTGCTGAGTGTCTGGGGACATTCGATGATTCAATCCTATTCTTTTCGGACTCGAAAAATTTCAGGAAAAAAATTTCCCCAGATTACAAGGGTCACCGAAATAGAAAGAAGCCTTGTGGTTACAAAAGGGTAATTAACAAACTCAAAGAAGACTTTCCAGTCATCAAGTGGCCTGACATGGAAGCGGATGATGCGTTGGGTATTTATGCAACTCAATATCCAGGGCACATTATCTGCTCACCTGATAAAGATATGCGTCAAATTCCTGGAGAGTTATTTGACCTTACTAATCCTGTCCAAACTATTACCAAGGAAGAAGGTGACCGCTGGCATTACATCCAAACAATGGCTGGGGACAGTACAGACGGATACGCAGGTATCCCGACAATTGGAGTTAAGCGAGCAAACGCCTTACTTGATGATGAAGGATGCACGTGGCAAACAGTTGTCAAAGCATTCAAATCGAAAGGATTGAGTGAGGAAGTTGCATTGAGTAATGCACGACTAGCAAAGATTCTGCAGTACGAAGACTACCCCAATGAAACCATCCGATTATGGGTTCCCCCCGATGCCAGTCACACAGATGACAATGGAGCAGGATCTAAAGCTGAGGCAGCTGAGTGATCTACTCCCCAAATCCGAGAAAGAAGACATCATCACTGTCCTTCTAGCATTGCAAAGGCAGAACTTTGCGATGGCAAATACCATCAAACAGATGTTAAAAGAATGGCCAAACCCGACAACTATTGCCTCACTTGAATGAAACTCTGCTCCAAATGTGGAGTAGGTGAGAGATACACTACCAGTTCATACTGTAGATCTTGTAATAAAGAATACAACAGGCAGCGCTTGCAAAAAAAGCGTGACTTTGTAAACGAATACAAGTTGGAGAGAGGCTGTGCTCAATGTGGGTACAACGCTCATCCTGTAGCACTCGAACTGAATCACATTGACCCTACAACTAAAACATACTCCATTGGTAAAGAGTTGATCAGCATTTCAATGGAAAAATTGGTCCTTGAACTGGCCAAATGTGAAGTGCTGTGTGCCAACTGCCACCAAATCCACACTTTTGAAAATGGACATCACCTCACCTAGTTATTACAATCGAGGCAACATCCAGGTTTGGGATTTTATCCGAGACCAAGACCTGAACTACCACCTTGGTTGTGCAGTCAAATACATCTGCCGTGCAGGTCACAAGGATGACATCAAACAAGATCTAACAAAAGCTATCCACTATCTAGAAAACGAACTACTCAATGTCACTGCTCAGCAATCAAGCAATTCAGTTCCGCCAGGCGTACGGTATACAGAACGACTTGAACTCCCGTACGATGCAGAAGAATTTGATCGTTGAGGAGTTCAAAGAATTTATTGAGTCAGATCATAATATCCAGATGGCACTACCCCACACACGGGAGCATTGCCTCAAGGAACTGGCTGATCTTGTCTATGTGTGTGCTCAGTATGCAGAAAATATGAACTGGGATATTGAGCAAGCACTTCGCCGTGTCCACAAGAGCAACATGAGCAAGCTCGGTGAAGATGGCAAACCTATTTACCGAGAGGACGGAAAGGTTCTCAAAGGCCCTAATTATCAACCACCCAACCTGTCTGATTTAGTATGAATAACCTCATCTCCCGCACTGGTCGAGTCCAGTCATGGATTGATGAACCTGAAGGTCGTCTCCCTGTTAGCTGCACCGTGTTTGTCGTTGATGACAGCATGGAAGGTCCCGAAGGGATTGAGGCTTCATGGCGTTTCGTTTCTCATGCACTACGTTATGGAGCTGGTGTTGCAATTCACCTGTCCAACCTCCGACCCAAAGGAAGTGAGAATGGTAAAGGACTGACTGCTAGTGGTCCTGTATCCTTTGGTAAAATCTACTCAACACTCAATGAGATCCTTCGCAGGGGTGGCACCTATAAGAATGGTGCCGCTGTATTGCACCTGGATCTGGAGCACCCCGATGCTCTTGAGTTTATTACAACCCCACGTTCTGAACTCCCGTGGGTAAAGCGTTGCATCAACATCACCCAAGAGTGGTGGGATGCTTGTGAGTTTAAAGACCAGCTGCTTTATGGCATCAAGGCTGGTGACATCTGGCTAAACAAAGTAAAGTATGACAAAGATGGCAAACGAATCCGAGGAAACGTCTGCCTTGAAGTTTACCTGCCCTCACGCGGGACCTGCCTGCTCCAACATGTCAATCTTGGTGCCTGTCGCATCGCCGACATCCCAGGAGCTTTCACTGACGGTATGTCTGAGCTGTGCAGCCTCCATTCTGTCACAGGTGTTGGAGAATCCAATGAATACCTCGACTCCAAAGTCGATCGACAAGTTGGATTGGGAATGCTCGGGCTTGCCAACCTCTTACGGCGGTACGGTGTAACTTACAAGGAGTTTGGTCAAGCCCTGAATGATGTAAACAATGGATTAGTTAGTGCGACTGATGCACATGACATTGCATTGTCCCTTGAGGAGGGCATCAACAGGGCTGCACGAGTAGCTGAAGGGTTTGATATGGTGCGGGCATTTGCCATCGCTCCTACGGCCTCCTGCAGCTACCGTAGTAAAGATCTTGATGGGTTTACTTGCACCCCAGAGATCGCACCACCTATTGCACGTAGCATTGATCGTGATTCGGGCACCTTTGGTGTTCAGAGTTACAGCTATGGTGAAGTGGAAATTGCAAGTGAAGTTGGTTGGGATGCTTACAAGGCAGTAGCCGATGGCATCATGACCATGTTGGAAAAGACTGGACTTCTTCACGGTTACAGCTTCAACTCTTGGAGTGATGTTGTGACCTATGACAATGCGTTCATTGAAGAGTGGCTGAGTTCGCCCCAGACTTCTCTCTATTACTCTCTTCAAGTAATGGGTGATGTCCAGGATAAAAGTGATGCTTATGCTGCACTGAAGGACATCAACATTGAAGACTATATTAATGAGATCCGTCACGAATGGTCTGATCTCGGTGAACTTGAATGTGATTGTCAGGAATGAACCCCTATCAAAATTTAATTGAACGCAAACGTAAGTGGACTCCAGTTCAAGTAGAAGCTGGAGAGTTGATGCCAGGCTCTGAGGAGACTATCTACAGAGCTTTGGCCCTTCGTCATCTGGAGCTACCAGTTGGCGACTTTATCAAGAGTGGGCTCAAGGGGGATGTACCTTCCAAGGCTCGCAAGATTCTTGAAATGAACATTACTGATGAGGAAAATCATGATGTCGCACTTAGCTATGCAGCACGAGCACACGGTATCGATGGAACGAGCGCTGCAGAAAAAGAAGCACGAGCAATTACAAAAGCTTGGGCAGATCATCCAGACCACACCATCTGCAAAGCAATGGTATTGGAGAGAAGCATATTCTTTGTTCTCCTGCCGTTCTTCAGGTTCTGTGGTGACGCTGGACTGAGGAGCACAAGCGCAGATATCTCCAGAGATGAACAGATCCATGTTGCTACAAACAGCATTGTTTGTGCAGAGCTTGGTCTTACCCCCTCCCAATCTTTGGACAAGCTGCGCAAGGCTACTATTAATTGGGTGCTTGAGCCACTTGGTAGCAGTGACTCCAAATTTTTGAATAAAAAATTTTGGCTGGATTCCAGTGACTCTTTAATGTATCAGGGTACAGCCAAAGGACTTTCTGAAACACGTCGGGCCAGAATGCCTGCATTTTTTGAACACTCTAATGTCAACCTCCCTCAATATGCTTGAGGCATTCGGGATGCAAGCCCGAACCCTCATTCAGGAGTTGGACGAAACCTTTCCACCCGTTTCACCCACCCCAGATCAACCAATCGAATACATCATGTACCGCTCAGGTCAGCGAAGTGTAGTTGATTGGATACAACTTAAATTAGAAGAACAAAATGGCATGGAGTCAAGCTCACTATGACCAGTCTATTGCAATGGGTCTGGGTCATGGCACAGCCTCCCACATTGCAAGCCGAAAGAGACCTGCAAGAGCACTAAATCGTAATTATGCAGCTCATGTCCAAGCACATGGAACGCCTGGACCAACAGCTCAAGTAGCACCACCTCCTCCCCCAGCACCACCTCCGATCGCTGCTCCTGAAGCAGTATCACTCCGACCAGACACACAAGTTGGTATCACTCGCAGGAAGTCCCGCAGGGATCGTCTGGGTGTAACCAACAGAGGTGTAAGTCAGTTTGCTTACTCGCCTTCTGCAGGTCTTGGTGGCTTTGGTAGTGGAGCGAGTGGCCTATCAATCTGATGAAAGCACGTACACGATACAGTCAGCTCTGTGGTTCACGTAACCAGTTCCTCGATAAGGCAGTCGAGGGATCCAAGCTGACTCTTCCTTATTTGATTCGTCAGGACACGGGGCCTGAAACGATGATGCATATTAAAACCCCGTGGCAATCAGTTGGTGCAAAGGCTGTTGTGACATTGGCTTCTAAGCTGATGCTTGCATTGCTGCCACCACAAACTACATTCTTTAAGCTGCAGATTAGAGATGACACGCTTAACGGAGAACTCAATCCAGCCATTAAGTCAGAACTCGACCTCGCCATGTCCAAGATGGAACGGATGGTTATGGATTATCTTAATGCTACTAATGATCGAGTTGTTGTTCACGAAGCTATAAAATCTCTAGTCGTAGGTGGTAATGCACTCCTCTATTATTCCAAGGATGGTCTCAGGCACTACCCCTTCAATCGCTTTGTTGTTAACAGAGATGGTGATGGTCAGGTCATTGAGATTGTCTGCAAAGAGATGGTACACAAGTCATCCGTACCTGGACTGACACAATCAGAAGAGGGTAAAGTAAATGATCCTCAGTCTGGTGTTGGAGGTAACGGACCTAGTGCTCCTTCCGACCCTGATGAAGTAGAGGTTTACACCTACGTCAAGCATGACATTGGTAAGAAGAAGTGGACCTGGCACCAGGAGGTGAACGACAAGATTCTTCCTGATAGCCGTAGCTCCTGCCCTGACTCTGCACCGTGTTGGATGCCCCTTAGGTTCTCCACTGTTGACGGTGAAGACTATGGACGTGGACGAGTGGAAGAGTTCCTTGGTGATCTCAAGTCACTGGAAGCGCTGAGCCAGGCAATCATTGAAGGCTCTGCAGCCGCAGCCAAGGTTGTGTTTGTTGTTAGCCCCAGTGCTACTACCAAGCCACAGTCCCTGGCTAATGCTGGCAACGGTGCCATCATCCAGGGCCGACCTGATGACATTGGTGTTGTTCAAGTTGGTAAGACTGCTGACTTCCGTACTGCCTATGAACTGGCAAGTGTATTGGAACGCAGGATCAGTGAAGCATTCCTGATCTTGAATGTTCGTCAGTCTGAACGCACCACAGCTGAGGAGGTTCGCCTCACTCAGTTGGAGACAGATGCTCAACTCGGTGGCTTGTTCACCTTGCTTACTTCTGAGTTCCTCGTTCCTTATCTGAACAGGACTCTGTTCCTTCTCCAACGTAAAGGTGTCCTACCAAAGATTCCAAAAAATTTGGTTCGCCCTACTGTTGTCGCTGGTGTTAATGCACTTGGAAGAGGCCAAGATTATCAAAGCCTCACTCAATTTATCACGACGATCTCACAGACAATGGGTCCTGAAGCGATTCAGAGATACATTGATCCAGCAGAATACATCAAGCGTCTAGCTACTGCTCAAGGTATTGATACCCTGAACCTAGTTAAGACAGAACAGCAACTGCAGCAGGATATGCAGCAGAACATGCAGATGCAGCAGCAACAAGAGCTGACTAAGCAAGAAGCTGCTATGCAGAAAGTACAAGTAGATCAACAGAAAGCTAATGTCGAATCCGCCCAAGCCCTCTCCGAAATCGAGGGCAACCAAACCGAAGAACCCCCCAGTCCAGAAGCCTGAGAACGTACGGGATAAACCACGTCGGACTGGAACGGCAGGCCCTACTGAGGCTAAGCCTGCTCGCAATAATCTTAGGAAACCTAAGGTTGGTGCTCCAACTATAAAAGCACCAGGAACTGAGGATATGGTCGTTACTTATAGCGCCAACAATAATCTCCGAGTTCTAAACCACAACCCACCTACCTATCGTAACTACGTACAAGATGGCTCAACTGACGTATGACCCCACCCCTGCTGACCAGCCTGAGTTCAGTGAGGAGGAACAAGATTCTCTCCGAGTTGGTGAACAACTGGAACAGCAGCAGAATCAGATGCTGGCTGGCAAGTTTGAAAATGCTGAGCAACTTGAAAAGGCTTACCTTGAACTCCAACAAAAGATGGGTGAAGGTAAGCAAGAAGTTGAGCCTGAAGCTGAAGCTGAGGAAGTTCAGGAAGAACCTGACTACTTGGCCCAGGCGCTGAACACTTATCAAGAGACTGGCAAGCTGACTGATGAGTTGAAAGAGCAACTGGACAATCTTGAGTATGAGGATATTTTCTCTGCTCTCCAGAACCAAGCTCCTCCACAAGCAGATGATCTGAGTGAAGAAGAAATGAATGCCATCCAGAATTATGTTGGTGGCAAGGAGCAGTACGGTGCATTGATGGACTGGGCTGCTAACACTCTTGACCAGAACTATGTCAATGCTTTTGATGAACTTGTTCAGAGTGGTTCAGCACGAGCTATTCAACTTGCTGTTCGTGGGTTGATGGCTGAGTATGAAAACCAGAACGGTTATGAAGGACGGATGCTAACTGGTAAGGCTGCGACTGAGACACCTGATGTCTTCCGTAGCCAAGCAGAGGTAGTACAAGCTATGTCTGATCCTCGTTATGACAATGATCCTGCATACCGCAATGATGTCTTTGAAAAACTGAGTCGTTCTGATGTTCAATTCTAGAAAAGGATGTAAAGGCGGTGGCAAAAAAGGCAAGTAATCGCTGCGGTCTTTACTGCAACATTAATAAACGCCGCAAAGCTGGCACCTCCCGATCCAAAAAAAAATCTACTATTTCTCCTAAAGCCTACGCCAAGATGAAGCGTGGGTTTAAATAACCACCATGGACTATTTACAAAATAAGTGGGAACAAGGTGAGCTGCTGAATGGACGCCTGGCGATGCTGGGCGTTGTAGCTGCCATTGGTTCCTACGCTGTTACAGGACAGATCATTCCTGGTTTTTGGTAAACATTCACCCTCATTTATAATGATTAAAACTGCTATTGTTTCTGGTGCTGCCCTTGGTCTTCTCCATGGCATTGCCTCCCCCGCTATTGCTGGTCCCTATGTAAATGTGGAGACCAACTCTGGTTTCTCTGGTAGTGACTACTCCGCTACTAGTATTGAAAGTCACGTGGGCTATGAGTCTGCATTGGGAAAGAGTTCTTCCTGGTACATCCAGGGGGGTCCCGCTTTCATTCTCCCCGATACTGGCGAAAGTACCCAGGCTGCTTCTGGCAAGGTGGGAGTCTCCACTGCTTTGAACAGCGACCTGGATGCTTATGGGGAGTTCGCCGCTATTACAGCGGACAACTACGATTTCAATTCACTGAGCTCCAATGTAAAGCTTGGCCTGAAGTATACATTTTAAGATAAAAAAACATGACTGCATCAATTGCTATTCAAAGGCAGCAGTCATCACTGTGGGAAAAGTATCTCAACTGGGTGACTTCTGTCAACAATCGCCTTTATGTAGGGCACTTCGGTGTCCTCATGATTCCATGTCTCCTTGCTGCGACGGCATGTTTCATTATGGCGTTCATCGCCGCACCACCTGTTGACATTGATGGCAGCATCCGCAGCTGGATCCACTACATCCAGATCCGCGCAGGTATCGAGACACAGCTGGAGCACCGTCTGATTGCTCAAGCCGTCAAGGACATCTTCGAGGAGCAACTCCCCAACGTATACGAGGCAGCTTTCACATGATCCTCTACCTTGCACATTCCGAGCCGATTGGCACGGTATTCACTGACAACAAAGGCCGCCAGCTCCACGCTCTAGCCTGTCCCCGCCACTGCTTGCACTGACACCATGATTCTCGAATTCAACGAATGGGGCGATCTGATCATCGACCTCGACTCGCTAAGCCTCTGGATCTCTAGCGGAGATTCCGTCGACGAGCACTCCCCTACTGGGGGCTACGTTGTGATCAACCGCGATGGCAGGTACCTCCACCTCACACCAGAAAACGCCAAAAGGTTGTATGCCGCTCTAGGTAACGCCATTACCGAGCAAGAGGTTGCGCCTGATAATTTTGCTGTCCACAAAGCCGACTTTGTTAAACAAGAACCTGCTCAACAGCGACCGGGTTCGCCTCAACTGGCAAGGTGCTGACCTGTTCCGTGCCGCCATCGCTGGCTGATCCACCTTGGCAGCTGTCCACCTTGACGGCTGCCTGACCACCGCCTAGTATGGCGTCAAGGTCGTTGATCTGACGACCAACCCAAGCACCTAGACAACTGCATAGTACTGTTGGCGTCACAAGACGGAGCCAGGGTTGTAGTACACCCGAAGCAGAGACACTATGGATGCAACCCATCCAGCTGCTACGCCATCGCGGAACATCACACACACACAGCGGAGGCACACGCGTTGTATGATCATGCCACGCACCAGTCACGGCCAGCCGTGCATGCCTGTCGAGTCAGGCGCTGGTTGCATTGGGTTCACTTCATGGACCCACCCATTCACACAGACTACCTCATGTCTATTACTGCACAACAACTGTACTTCATCCTTGACCACGAGTTCACACTTGATGAGCTGCGTGACATC